GAATTAGGTAAATCAATGTCCTTAATTGAATTATGTTGAAGCCATTCATGTATCTTTCTATAATCCTCTGTTGTGAAAAACATTACTTACTTGTTTTAGTGGATTTATTTATCTGTTTTCTTTTAAGCTCTGCATCAGTTTGAGCCTTTTGTTTATCAAAATTTAATCTATCTCTATCTAACTGCAATCTCTTATCAAACTGTCTAATAGATTCAGCCAATTTAGCTTTAGACTCTTCTGTAAACTCAGGTTCTTGCTGTTCTTGATTATTACCATTAGCAGAAATAGTAGCAACTACAATCTTAGTTTCATTATCTCTTTGATTCATTTGGTCTTTAAGTTGCATTTCAGCTTCTTTAGTTTGAGCTTCCATTTCAGCTTGCTGCTGTGCTTGTTGCAATTGTTGCTGCTGAGCTTCTTGCTGTCTCTGCTGTAATTCCATCTCATTCTTTTCAACCATTCTCTGTTTCTCAGCAAGAGAAGAACTATTATAAAGTTTCATAATAGTAGAGAAGTTAAGAGTTTGATTTTGCAATGCAGCCTGAGCTAATGTTTCAATCTTTTGCTTTAACTCTTGAGCACCATTACTATTGTCTACTACAAGACCATAATCACATTCTGCAAATTCATCTCCATCAATATTCATAATGCTCATAGAATTATCAGAGAGAATATATTGAAACTTTTTACTTTTTCCCTTTAATGCAATCTTAGCAGTTTCAAGGAAGCACTCTAACACCCTCTTCTTCACATCATCGTGAGTTAAAAATAACCATTCTGTAATATGAGAGGATTGTAATGTAGCTCTTTCTACACCACCTACAGTTTCTCTATTGCTAATCTGACCTTCTCTTTGTTTTGAAATGCCTGCAACAGTTGCCATCTCTTCAGTAATGAACTCAAGAAGAGCAATACTTTGTTGTATTGAAGAACTTAGTTCTGCATCAATAACTCCTGAACTTGCATTATTCAATGCCCCTGCTAATTTACCAGTAGCAGCTCCAACATTTCCTTCTTTGAAACTATCTACTACTGCTATATTATTTGTTTTAGCATAGTACATCCATTTATCAATATCCCATTTAGCAGGAACTTTGGCTAAGTCAAGAGTGATAATTTTACCCCAATTCTTTGCCAACATTTTATTAAGTCTGTCATGAACAGCATCATATAAATAATTATATGGCTTCATCATGTCTACCAAGGAGAATGGCTTATCTTGATTAAGGTTGTAAATAGAACCAATAATACCAAAGTGGCATCTTGAAGGATTGGACAATCTATTATATTGAATAGGTCTTGGCCTCATATTAACATAGATTTTCTCCCCAATCTTAGTTCCTTCCCAAGCCTCATTAATCCATAATACCTCTTCTTCCTCTCCCATTTCCTCATTAGGAACATAGTTCTCAGGGAAAAAGTTAAATGTTTCTTCGCCTGTTTGCGGGTCATAAGACTTAATCTTTTTAATCTTTCTTTTTGATTTCCAAAAGACTCTGAGCACTCTTATATTACCTGCAATATCATAAGGCATTAATGAACTATCAATAGTCTCAGGGAAAAGTCTATTAGGGTTCATTATTTCATCATCCCCTATAATACCACCAGAAGGCATAAACTCTAATCTTGGGTCAGGCTCTACATCACTAGGCTCACCATAAGGATTATTAGGAATATTCTCTATATACTTTATATCCTCATTTGTAAGACTATCATAGAATGTATCTATTATTCTACCCGGGCTCCAATAATCTTCGTAGATAATTACGTCAGCATCTTCTATCTTATTAGAATACCCAGACCTAAACACTCTAAGTTTACATGGGTCAAGCCTTTCAATTGTAGGCTCCCCTCCTACTATATCACACATATAGGCTTCTTCTGCAACAGCCATAGCTCCCATGAATCCTTCATTAAATAAAAGCTGGAAGTTTAACTCTTTTGCATAATGATTAAGTAAAGCATTAGCTCTTACTTCTCTCATATCTTGCCACTCATAAGTGATATATTCATTTAATTTATCTAACTCAGAATTAAACTCTTCTTCAGATTGAGATGTATCAGAAATTAACTGCTGTAATCTCTGTAATAGTTCATTCTTTTTATTATTTTCAATTTCTGATACAGCATTAGGATTAGTAATAACAACTCTATATTCAAATACCCTTGCAGACTCTTCACCTCTTAGTACATTTAACTTAGAGTTCATAATAGGATAGTGCTGAATCTTTTCAGGAATATAGCTGGCTGAAATACTATTAGGATTTACAACCAGCATTAAGTCCTTCATGTACAACTTTCCATTTAGAAGGTCATAATTTATCTTCTTATGGAGTACACTCTTCCTTACTGGGGAATAATTAAAGAAGGCCCTTTTTGATGCCCAATCTAATACTTGTTTTCTCCACTTCTTTGTTTTCCTACTGAATGAAAGCTGCTGAGCAGGGAATTGTATAAAGCCATTTAAATTTGATTCTTCATTCATAGCTAAACAGTTTTCTCTAATTGTACAAAAGTAGTAAAAATATTCTACTCATACAAGCACTTTAGTGATTTCTTTATAAAAAATACCTTATTGTGCTAAATTTACTGGCCTATAATTTCTTTCAAAGAATGGGTCATTCCCAAGGTAACTTCTATACTCTGGTCTGCTCCTTTCAGGTTCACCATGATAAAGAATCATTTTCTCCTCTCTGTACAACATAAGCTGTACTAAAGACATTATTCTGTCCACATTTATTACAGGGTTAAATAGCATTAATTCCTTAATTAATGCCCTATTTTTTATAAAGTGTAGATTAGGAACTGTATTACTTACAATCTCACCATTAATCTCCTGTGTAGTGGTAACAGGCTTTAATAGCCAATCTCTAATTAAAGTAAAACCAAAGTTCTTTATAGGCACAGTAGCATTTACTCCTTTTGAAGTATTACCATAACCTATATTTTTAATTAATTGCTTACTCTTTAAATACTCTGGAGTATCTGCAAGTAGATGTAAACTATTCATTCTGCTAAAATAAGCAAAGGTATTTTTCTTGTTTGATTCATACAATAACTTTGCATGATAGAATAGACATACCTTCCTTGCAAGCTCATTTAAATCATCTACAAACATAGGTCTTCCTGTGTACTCTGCCACTATTCTGTCTGTCCATAAATCAAGCACAAACATAGAGCCTAATGACATAGTATTAGACTCATCATTTTCATAGTTATCTAAGGACACAATATATCTTTCAGCAGGCACTTTATCTTTAATCTTTTGAGGCATTTCATATATTTCAAGTGCACCTGCAACTTTATTATCTTTGGTAGGAAACTCTCTAATAGGCATATCAACAGTATTGATACTAAACTCTATTTCTCCTTTACTATTTGATACTAAAGTTCCTACATAAACATCATCATAGAAATTGGGATTATTATCAATTTCATTCAATCTTTGTGTAAGCTCGGTAATAGGAAATATATTACCTCTAGACCTTTGAATAGCCTCTTGTGGAGTTAAAGGAATTTCAGCTATTCTTTTAGTGATAGCATTAATATCTGTACTATTATACTTAACTTTATATCTGTCTTTAAGTATTTCAAGTAATGCCTTAGTCACATCAGAATTACCATCTTCATCATAACATCCAGCTCTATTTAAATAGCCAGGATAAAAGTATGTAAATTTCTTTCTACCTTGCCCTTCTTTATCATACACATTATCTATACCTTTAATATTATAACCATCAGGGTTATACATTAATTCCTGCATAGAACTAAAGTCAGAGTCATTATCACCAGCTGTACCATAGCCAAATATAAGACCAAACACTTTACCACCATCTTCCACTGAAGGTCTTAATACTTGATAAAGATTTAATAGTCTTGGGAAAGAACCTGCTTCTTCAAGTAAATACAGTACACCTCTAGAACCTCTAAGTTTAGATTCATCATCTTTTGATGTAATACCCATTACACTGTTCTAAGTTCCTTTTCTAGTACCAGAGTCTATATCCATATAACCCATAGTCCATTGCATATTTTGTAAAGAAGAAGTTAATCTTTGAGAAGGAAACTCAGTATTATTAGCACAGAAATCTATATAATACTAAAACATATCTAGTAACTAATTAGCACCTTGAATGTATTTTCTTTCAGATGCAGTAGCTACACATTGTACTTTCTTATTCACATCTCTTGATTCACCTAATATAAATCTTTTAGCTAACATAGATGCTGCACAAAATGATTTACCAGCACCTCTTTTAGCTAATTCCATTGCATGGTGTCCTTCTTTTCTACATTGATTCAAGTAATGAAATCTATAGTAGTTACCATCAAAGAAGCTTGGAAAATCTACAGTTCTAATAGTATCTCCACTCTTACCTTTTTTAATAAGTTGTATAGGGCAATAATTAAGAAAGAAATACATATCTCCTGTAATCCATTCACCATCTTCTTCCCTAATATAACCATACCAACATCTTCTTACTTCTTCATTTAGCCATTTTCTATACTCACTATTAGGATTAGAATTAGGCTTTAATTTAGTAAAACAACCATACTACTGAAAATGTATAGCTGTTGGTCTAAAGTAATCAGTATTCTCTATAGTATGTGGCTTAGTAATATCAACAATAATTTTTCCATCAATATCTCTTGGTAAATCTTTAGCCCTAGGTCTATTGATGTTAATCATTGCTTTTATAAATGGAACATTATTTATATAATCAAGAAACTACTCTTTAATCTCATTAGGAAGTTTATCAAATTCTTCATCAGATATAGATGTTTGATACTCATTAAATTCCATAATTTTTTCTTATAAAAGTAATTAATATTTTTAGAAATTCTTTATCTAATTTATTCCATGTATCTTCTATATCAGTACACTATTTAGTGGTTTCCCAATGTAGTAGAGAAGTATCTTTATCTAGTACAGAGTATAAATTATAAGAGAATGTCTTATATACTTTAAACTTACTATTTATTTTTAATTCTTTATGTAATATAAATGTACTTGAAATGCATTCTACTATATCCTATAAACTTATCATATATCTAAAGAATCTTCTAATATTGATTTAGGTTTCTGACCTCTAACTCTACCATTAACTTCTGCCATTTCTTTAGCTATTGTTCTTTCAGCTTCTGATAATTCTTTTACAAGTTGTGGTACTTGTTTAATAGCAGAAATAATAGATGCTACTGTATAAATAGGTTTACCTTTGTCATCAGTAGCATTAAGATTAATATCCCTTAAGGACTTTCTAAGGTTATCAGCAGCATATCTAGTATCTTCAAGAATTAATGCTGAAGTAGTTTTAAAACTAGCATAAAACTCCATAGCTTCTTTTACTTGTTTATCAGGCTTCCATGTACTTGGTAATCCTTCTCCTTCAATAATAGCTTTAAGTCTTTCATCTCTGTCAACTAAATACTGATAATCACTAGCAGGGTCTTCCATAAAATACACCATAGATAATTCAGCAATTGCTTTATCTTTACTAGATGTCTTATCTCTATTCCATAGTACCTTAAATGGTTTTAAAGCAAATGCTTCTTCTGATATAACAACTTTATAACCTTCATATTTAAATAACTTCATATTCTATATAAATTAAAAAAGCCTGTTAAAACTAACAGGCTCATTATTAAACAATAATATTTGGTTTATCGGGAATTATAATATGACCTGAGTCCTCAATTTCCTCACTATCTTCTACAATATATTTAATATCTTGGTCATATAGTACAAGGCATTGTTTACCATCAAGTTTAATAGTATCAAACCTATAACTTACTACGGGATTATCACCAATAATATTATTCTTTATGGATTTATCATTATGTTTAACTACTGTATATCTAGTAGGGTCTACACAAACTACATCTCCCTCTTTAATATCCCTAACTGTAGTACCAACTGCAAGAACTTTTTGATGTTCTTTTAAAGCTCCTTTAGCTCTACTGGTATCAATAATTCCATTAATATACTGGTCTTCTTCCCATATATCAGCAGTTGTTATTATCCTATTAAACATAGGTTTAACTTTCTTTAGATTTAGCATCTTCTCTAATTTTTTGTATATATTCAAACCTTTTCTTTATTCTTGAGTATTTGTCATAAGTAACACTCAATTTACCAAGAGAAGGTATATTAAAATTAGTTTTTAACTATTTAAACTATTCCTCATTAATATCATCTTTAAGAGGTAAGTCTTGAATTAATTTCCTTATCTAGTACCAATAGGTTTTATATACCTATTCTACTACATCTGGTGGAAGGTTAAGTTCTTTAGACAGTTGATTAATTATATCTTCATATTTCATTGTAGGGGGAAGTATATAAGTAATTTAAAGTCTTTAGGGTTTTCTTCAAGCCTAGGTATAATTTTAGGATGGATTTGACCATCAACAATCATTCCACTCTTTCTTAGTTTAGTCATTATTACTTGAAAATGAGCAGGAGTTATTCCACATTCATTTCTTATTTTTCTTTTAGTGTCTTCATTCATAACTATCTTATTAAGTAGCTGATTGTCACTAATGACTTTACTAAGAGTATACCTTTCTTTTAAGAAGGTAGCCATTACATCAAGTTCTTTACCTTTTAATCCATGAAAAGGTCTTAAAAACTCTAACCATAATCTAAAGAAATTACCATCTATTGTAGCAGGAATATTAAATACATTATTAATCTTCCCCATAATGATTATTATTCTTTAGTTTCTTCAGTATCTACTGTAAGAAGTTCTACAATTTCATCAGAACATTTCTTAATAAATTCTTCTGAAAAATGAGTGCTTTGTTTGAGAACTTCAAAAAGATAATTCAACCTCATAGCAGCATAATTAATTTCTTTAAGCCTTTGTTCTGCTTGAATTACTCTTTGTTGTAGTTGCAAAGCTACATTATTAAGTTGTTCATAACTCAATTTCTCTACCTTCTGTTCTTCTTTATTTTCTTCCATTGCCTATTTTTTTATTTAAAAAATCAAAACCATAATTATCTCTATATAGCTTTTGCCATTCTTCAATGTTTGTAGTATCTACATCAGTAGAACCACATTCATCACAATAGTCTAAATCAAGACCTCTTGCTACTCTTTTTATTCTTAAAGACAAACATGATTTACAATAATATACAGGTTCTTCATTATAGTCCTGTTGTAATTCTACTGAGTTCTACATAAGCTTTCTTCTTTAACTCATTTAAGGGTCTGGTACCATTTCTATTAGACCTATTATTAAAAGGTCTATGAGGTAATATAGTACCTGTTTCACTAACTTTCTTTCTTTGTATAGCCCTTCTTACAGATTTAAATCTACCAACAGCTACATAAGTAAATAAGTTCAACTCTTCCATTTAATTATTTTTTAAGTTTACCTCCTGAAGCTAATTTCATGTTATTAGCTTGTTTTTCTAATCTTTGAGCTTCAACTAATGCTTGTTTTTGAGCAGCTTTCCTTCTTTTACTATCAGACATTATTTCTTGATACTTTGAAAGTATTCTAGCATCATCTTGTGTCTGCCATTGAAGCTCT